TTGATATTGCTGACCATACTCCGCATTGGAAATGGTACTGGTCAATCATGGTAAATCAGACTTGTATGATTAAGCATCGCTGGCATAACGGCATCCATGCGGTCTATAACAACACGATTAAGTCAGGCACGAGCTTTGTTACAGGGCACTTACATTCCCTTAAAATTACGCCTTGGTCTGACTATACAGGCACTAGGTATGGCGTAGATACTGGAACAATGGCTTGTATTAAGGATAATCAGTTTGCATATACAGAAAATAACCCAGTTAACTGGAGAGCTGGTTTTGCAATCTTGACCTTTATTAACGGCAAAATGATGCCACCTGAATTGGCAGAGGTTATTAATGAGGATGAGGGTTTAATTTACTTTCGAGGTCAGTTGCTAAAAGTATGAAAATAACGCCTGAGATTGTTCGCAATCTGTATAGTGCTTTGTATTGCTGCTACCCTTTTTCTAAGTGGGATTTACCTTTACCTGAAGAAATTGACTTTCAAATAACGCATGACCCTGATGTTATGGGTACATACCTTTACGATACTGGTGAAGATTACGAACATACAATTACTATTTCTTCGGCTCGATGCGGTCACCTGATGACAATCTTAACCACGCTATCGCATGAGTGCGTTCACATGAGTTTTTATCGTCAAAAAGGCGATAAATGGATGTCACATGGCAAAGAAATGCGTAGGCGTTGCCGTATGGTTGCAGAAGAATTAGGGTTTGACCCGCTAGAGTTGTAGCCTAGCCTTGACTATATCTTGTAAGGTATCAAACTCAACTTGGTGGTATCGCTCAAAAGCCTTAGCTCCGAGTCCATGCACACCTGTAGCACCTCTATGATGCTCGGTACATAAGGGAAGTATTGGTGCATTTGCCCGTTTACCCCCGAATCGTCTGACATGGTGAAGCTCTGCGGGGGTGTCATTGAAGCCCAAGTGGTAGCATAAGACGCAACCAAGTCTTGCAATATTGTCATTTTGTTGTCTTTCTTTTTTATTCATTGGCGTATTCGTACCACATTGTATAAAAGGCTTTAAAGTCATCAACCCCTGTGCCGAGTTTAACGCATGACCCGTAGGATTGGACTTGCCAGTAGTCTTGGATAACTAACCCGTCATCTGTGTTGCCTTGCACAATAACGACTGTAAAGTTAGGCGTTTTAGCAAAGGCTTGCAATAATCTGCGTTGACCCTCGCTAACCTTTTCATTGGGGCGTTTCCATTCCATCACCAAAAACTTGCCTTTACGCTCTGCTATGCCATCAAGATTACTAGGGCAGAAATGCGGGTTTGTAGGTAATAACCCTAAGAACGCACCATAATCAATGTGTAGTGCATATGGATTACGCATTAATTTAACCATGACTTGCGAAATTTCCATGTATCTCAGCTCTCATTTTTTTTACTACATTTTCAGCATCTTCCAATTTTTCAAAAAAACCAAAATTATATTGTTTGCCTTTTAAATTTATTCTTGCGTGCCATTTTTGTGCAGCTTTATGCCAACAAACACCCTTTACGCCACTTTTATTATTGGATGCTCTTTTTGAATTTAAAGCATTTTCTGACCTAGTGCATGGTCTTAAATTTTCAATTTTATTGTTTAACGAATTTTTATCTATATGGTCAATTAATTTTGGTAAATATCCATGATGATATAAAAATATGACCCTATGTAAAGCAATTAATTTTTTGTTTATTCTTGTAAAAATATAATTGTTTTTAAATTTACAGCCAACTTTTTTGCCAATAGTAATTCTTATTGATGTTCTAACTTTCCAATACAAATCGCCATCTTTGTAATCAAATAACCTATGTAGTTCTTCTTGCGTTAAAATTTGGTCAGCCATAGCAATACCTTTTATATTGTGGTGGTTAGAAGCCCCATTGGTTTGTCAGAACCTTTGGGGTTTTGTTTATTATAAACCAACCATCTTATTGAATGTTTGCATCTTTTTGCAGTACATCCTCAAGTTCTTGGGCGTAATCTACAACATCGCAGCTTAATAAATAGGCTTCGGTATGTTCATTTTTAAGTTTAAGTTCATGTACTCGTTTCATAGTACGGGTAATGTCAAAGAAAACTTCTGCGTAATCTCTCATTTGGTTAGCCTTTCTATATTTCTGTCATTAGCTTGTTGGGTACGCCATGCTTCAAAACGCATCTTGGCGGCTTCTAATTGCCATTTAAGGGCTTCTTTTTGCTCTACCGCTACCCCTATGGCTTTGCATAAATCTTGATACTCTTGACTGCGGTAGGCTTCCCGTTCTTGAGCACCAAGGCTTTGTTCGTCAGTTTGCGACATCTTAATGGCTTTAAGACTATGCCTAAAGTTCTCAAGCTGGGCCAACTCGCCTGACGCTTTAGCGTATTGCGGTGCGGTTTTAAATATAAAGTCTATTGCTTCGTGCGGGTCATACTCTTTCATTTTCTACCTCGTTTATGCGTTTACCTATCCATTTCATTACAGGCACAGCCATAGAATTACCAAGTGCTTTGTATCTTAGGCCGTCTGGGCAGTTTTCTTTAATGTTTGTATAGTTATCAGGAAAGCCTTGTAATCTCTCACACTCAACTGGTGTTAGTCTGCGGACAGCCATATATTGGCTATAAACATTAGGCACATGGTGATAATCAGACCCAGTATCTAGTGTTTTAGATAAATTTCTAGTAACTGCGTTATTAAACGCATCAAACCCTACAGCAACTGCATGACGGCTTGATGTATCTAAAGTATTCATTGGGTCACCTGCTTTACCAATACCTAATCCATTGCCTTTTCCATCATTATTTCTATTTGCACCACCACCTTTGTATTGTGTGGCTTGTGCATGAATTGGTATTGGTTCAACAATCATTTTGTCATGGTCAAAAGAACCTAATCCTTTATAATCTCTTGCAAGCAATGTTCCAACAGTTTTGTTTACTACAACTGCATTTCCTTCACTTCTTGCTGGATTGTAGCTGCTATAGCTTGCAGGGCTTCTTGCAAGACAATTGGCAATATCTTTTTTCTGATTTCTGCCCTTCTTAATATTCCTTGACAAGCTTTCGGACTCAAATAATACTTTTGCGGCAAATTCCCAATTTCTAAGACATCCGACAACAAACACTCTTCTGCGTCTTTGGGCGACTCCAAAGTATTGAGCATCAAGCACCCTGTAGCTCCACCCATACCCGATGATGCCCAACGCTGTGAGGAAGGCTGCAAAATCCCTTCCTTGATTGGAGCTAAGGACACCAAGCACATTTTCCCAAACGAACCACTTGGGTCTAAAGTGGTCAAGAATTCCAACATAGGTAAGTGCCAAGTTTCCTCTAGGGTCTGAAAGTCCTTTCCTAAGTCCTGCAATAGAGAATGATTGGCAGGGAGTTCCTCCGACCAAAAGTCCAATTGTGTCATTTATATTCCACTCCTTATATTTAGTCATGTCACCAAAGTTTTGCACTTGCGGATAATGATGTGCAAGCACTTGACTTGGGAATTTTTCTATTTCTGAAAACCCTACAGGCTTCCAACTCATGTCATGCCAAGCAACAGTAGCAGCTTCTATTCCGCTACATACGCTTAAATAATTCATTTCCACATTCCCCAATCCCCCTTGTTACCTTTAGTCCATTGGTCTGCAAATCCATTTAGTAAATTACTATCAAGTTTATGTTTTGATAGGTATTCTCTAAACTTTGCTAACCCCCATTGATTACGCCATTTACATAACTGCCGTACTGCACATTGAACTCTATAATTATCCGAATAAGAGTGTTTGTGTTTCAACTCTATTTCCTGAGTCATATTTTTTACTATCTCCTTTCGGATAAGGTTCGGTATTATATTTAAGTAAACTTTTTAACAATTTCTTTTGTTGCTTTGTGCCATGAAAATATATATACCTGTGTTTTTTACTTCTTTCTGCGTAATAAAAATCATCACCATATTTTTCTTTAATGCTTTCTAATGTCATGCCATCTGACAATGTTTTGCTGTGTTTATGTTCTAAACCTTTAACAGTCCAATCAACTCTGCTTGCAGACAAACCAGTATATAAAAAATTCGTAGCTTGGTACACATATCCAACATGACCTTGACTAGTATCAGCGTAAGAAACTACTATAGTTGGCTTTGGTAAAAGTTTTATAGAATTAGATACAAGAAAACTAGATTGATTTTTAGTGTTATCTTGCAAACATAGGCGGTTTAACTCTAAAACCTTATCTGACCATTCCTTGCCACAAATACCCATACATAAAGATGGACTGGCTGGTATGCCGTAAGTTACCACACCAACAAGCGTAGATTCTTCGTATAAGCCAAAAGCGTACATGATTTGCGGTATTCGTTTAGCGTAGTGTTTTTGCAATAGCCAAGGATATGTTTCTTCTGATTTGATGGGCAAAATTATCAATCTATTTCCATCCCCATTCGCATCATACATTTCTTCTTTAAAGTTTCGTAGCTATCGTACCCGTTACCCAGTATTCCTAGTTCACGAGCTTTGTTTTCAATACCTTGTTGGCTAAACATCCATGACCTATCTACCTTTGGTTTGGTGGGGGTCATGTCTAAGACATCTTCCCACCTTGCAGCGTTAATCCATGATGCGGGGTACGGGATATAGTCTATTTCGGTTTGTTTGATTTGCCAATATCTGAGATGCTTTGGCAAGGCTTCCATTGCTTCTCGCTTTTCAAGCAAGGTGAGCTTAGACCAAGCGTGTTCAGCTTTCTTTTTAGCCACTTTTTTAGGCCAATTAATCCAAAATTGTTCAAAGTCCACATATTCCCCCTATTTTGTTGCAAGTATATAAAGTCCAACATTACTAAACGCATACCCACTATATACAACTGCCATAGCTGTATTACCTTTAAACCCTTGTTCTATACCTATATAGGCATAAATAAGCCCCGTCACAATAATTAACCAAGAACTCACAATTCCCCCTTAAAGACTGTAGGTTAAGTAAACTTAATTATAAGGTATATAGGTAATTTCCCTTATTTATGTTACATAAAGTCGGTTAATGTAATGTTTATATACCTTTATGTATAGATTTTGGCTTTATTTATATACTTATAGGTTAATTTATATATAACTTATATATAATTTTTTGCAAGCTCTTTTCCCATAGAACGACCAACGCCACAAGCGGCGATACTGTCAAGAGATGTATCGAGTAACGACTCTACCCAAGCTGGCTTGACCCAGTATCTTGGCGGCTATCGCAGGTGTCGACCCTCGCTCCGATGCTGAATCTCCATCGGCCTCTAGCCCATCCCCGACTTTTTCTAACACCCTGTCGTTTCGGGTGGCAGAAATAGAAAAACCCCATAAGGTTGCTCTAAGGTGAAGTCGCTTTAGAAAAGACCAGCCAGCCTTTCCAAAACGCTCAAAGCAACCCTATAGGGTCTTAGCTGGTAATACTAAACAGACTTCACTCTGCCCCATTAGTATAACTCAGTTTTAAATCAACGCAACTCAGGCCATATCAACTGGTATGAGTCAGGAAATAAGTCTTTACGGCTTACCAATCCTTTGGATTCTTGCTCCAACAAAGCCCCTAAATAGACCATCTTATCGGCTGGAATACCTGAGTTTTTCCACATACTTACAGCAGGTACGCTAATTTTGCAGATTTTGGCTATTTTGGTAGGCCCACCCAGTAACTCGATAATTTGGCTATCGGTAAACATTTTCTTCTTCATTAAGCAAGTTTAACAAAAATACAACGCCATATCAAATAGTTTGCACATTTATTTAATTTGGCTTAATATGGTGGTACAGCATAAGCTGTTTACTTTTAAGGATAATTATGGATGACTTACAGGAATTACATAACGAGCAGTTACAAGACCAAGAACGCCTTGAGATAGCACTCGATAAGGCAGAGGATGGTGATATGTTGACATTGGCAGAAATAGACCTAATTAGGTTTCATTGTGGCTTACCCAATAAGCGTAGGATTAGCCCCATTTTGGGTACGATTTTTGACGATTTTTCTAATATTTTTGGGGGGAAACAATGATTGTGACAGGCACAACTACAGAAAAGAAAG